TGCTGGGGTCAATATCCATGTAGTCATACGCTAAAGGATTGCCGCCCAAAGCACTGCCAGCAAAACGAATTACCTTTCCAGAAAGCCCCTCCCAATCAATATCGCTAGTGGGATTGCTAGAACTCGCCTTATAGAATGCGCGGGTGTTATTTCTCATGGCTAACGCCCAAGCTACGGGCTTACGTCCGTCCTCTAAGGCGATAGTAGCGGTAAACCCAAACGCGGGCTTTACGAGGCCGTTTAGAGCCTTAAACCAACGAGCATGTCCCCACGTTCCTTTATCATCAACAATAGCCGCGGATGGCACGCCCATTTCTTCTATGACCTCGGCAACATAGTCTATCTTTCCATATGCACGCCTGAAACTACATTCGGTTCTGATTCTCAATAAAGGTAGCATGAAATCCTCCTGTAGTCCATATCTCAGCGAGAGCGGTGCAGTCATCTATAGCACGGTGAGTCTGCGCTAATGCGTGGCCGCACACGTCAGCATAAAGTTGAACCATCTTAGGCCTGTATCCGTACCGCGCTCGATTTTCTTCGACGGTACAAACGCCAGTCGGAAACTTAAAATCTATCCCCATGCGGCGCAACTCGAATCCAACCAATCCTCGGTCAAAAGCCAAGTTATGAGCTACCATTAAATCCGACTCATTAAACAATGCCATTATCTCAGGCCACACGTCCTTAAAAACAGGCTTTCCGATTAAGTCGTCATTAGTGATTCCCGTTATCTTAGTGATGATGGACTCGATTTGCTCCTGCGGATTAATAAGCTGGTTATATGACTTAACAATCTCACCGTTCTCATCCAGAATAACAGCGCCAAACTCAATGATCTTCGGCTGTTTACTAATGTCTACTGACGGATGCTTAGGCAAGCCCGTGGTTTCTGTATCGAACACCATGACATTCATGCGTCTATCCTTACGATGAATTTAATATCAGTGCCGATTAACTCGCGTGTACTAAATATCGTATAGTTATATGTGCGGCCGTTATTAACTAAAAATTCATTAGTGTGGCTTTTAGTCGTTACCTCCTGAGCAATACTAACATATCTATCCTCCATAAATGAACGCCATTTCGACAATTCGGCCGCGGTAACATGCATGCCTACATGAGACACGCAAGCCTTCTTATTTTTAATCCAGTTGTTACCTTTGGTATAGCGCAAGTTTTCTACCTCTAACTTATCAGGCGTATCCTGATAACCGAACGATAAATTAGCCTCATTAATTCCTTTTTCCCCGAATACCTCGCCTTCCGCAATGACAGCATCCTCTACCCACGCGCCGAAATTAAACAGCTCTTTCAAGAATCTTTTTCCCGCTTCACTCTTAGGCGAAAATGCTAACTGCTCTACTATAAATTTCATTTTATGCTCCGTATGGTAAATCGCAACCAGCTAATGCTTCGTGGCGATATTTTTCAGATAGTAAAAATACAATAAACTCTGCGCAAGCCGCGGCGCTCGTTTCTTTCTTAGTCAGTAATCCAGCGACCTGATACTTATGCGCTTCTTCAGGAGTCCATCCGCGAGTCTTACATACCTGCGCGTCAATATCCTCGCTCATGCCAGTACCGCCTAGCTTATTGGGACTAACGGAAAATATTGTTATACCGTCCTCTATTAGCTCCCGCGCCATTTGTTTAGTAAGTATTAAGGCCGCGCCCTTACTCGCATTATACGCGGCACTGCAACGCATAGGCATATGAGCGGCGTTCGATACTATATTACAAACCGAACCCTTAGTAGCTTCTAGCGCAGTGCGATAGTGCTGAGTCATAGCGAACATACCATAAGCATTAACTTCTATCACGCGCATAAACTCTCTGTGAGTTACGTCCGCCATCCAGTTAATTTTATTAATTCCCGCGCAGTTAACTAATACATCAACCCTACCTAAAACAGGCATGTTCAAAATAGTCGGCTGAGTAATGTCGTGCCCGAACTGAGTATCAATCGGCACGACATTAAAGCCTTCCGCCGTTAACTTTTGAGATATTAACTTTCCTAGACCGCTTGCCGCGCCTGTCACCACCGCTACTTTTTGCTGCATGATTCATTCTCCAAAATGCTTTCTACCATAGCCGCGTATACGGCAATATCGTGAATCGAGTCCTGATGGCTTAATTCGCTGTTAACGAACCGCGTTAGTTTAACAATCATCAGCTCGAACAGGTGCCATTTATTAAAGTCTTCAGGCGTTTTTAATACTACTCCAGAAGGGAAAAGAAGGTTCATAACATCCCCTACTTTCTTCCAGTTATCGCCGTATGTTATATTACGCTCAGCGTATGTATCGGCCATTCTCTCTAGTATCGTCGAAGGACTAACGCAAGGCCGCAGCTCTGTCGCCTGCTCCTTCATGTAAATTTGCGGGTCTATTCCTGCTGAATTTTCTATAAAAGTGCACAATCTCTTTCTCACGTCTTCTCTATCATCCAGAACTACTATGTGTTCATAGTACTTACTGGTCTTAAGATGCTCAGACAAAAGAGCTAGTTTCAGGGTCGGCGAGTCTCTCATGTCGCCATTAGGTCGCATAAATAAAAGCCCTTTGCCCATTCCGTATCTACTTGTATGCGTAGTCAGCATATGCCTTGTAGCTGTCCTGTACTTTGCTGGCCGCGCAGTTAAGAATAGAACGTCCCCAGCAAATTCATTTACGAATTTAACCACCCCTTTAATCGGCATATCATCCACGTGACGCTGATTATAATCATCATAATCGCTGTCTTTAGGTTGTAATTCTTGAGATTCAGGCAACAGGTGCCTGCGCCACTCATCATCGAACAAAGTGCCATCTAAGTCGCAGACTAATAATTCATTATTCATCGTAGTAAGTCCTGTACTTTAGCGGCTTTCCAGCCAGTGCCTTTCCCAGTATCCAAGCCCGCGTCCTTTATAATCTCGTCCAATAGGGCTAACGCCTTATCATTACTAGACGTAAAGAACAACGCGGCGAACGGCCACACAGCAATAACGCGCTTCTTCATTTCCATAACAATGTTATAATACTCGTCCTGCGTTCGGTGACTACTCCGCGCCTTAACTAAGTCCACGAATGAACGAAAGTTATACTTACACCAAATGTTACACGAAGTATTCATAGGCAGCAAGCCGCGAGCGTCCTGAGCAGTAGCGCCTGATGTGATTAAGGTTCTGTAAGAGTCCTGAGCGCATTCTACGCTATCATTAAAATAATTAAATAAAGGGTCATCCTCCGAATAAGGATTAATTACGTCCATCTGACTAGCATCGGTAACGCGCTGTGACTGCATAGCGTAACTGCCTGTGCGCGTCCGCGTTATCTGCTGAGCGCAAGCGCGGCTTACGCCTTCGACCAGAAATGTAACATCGAGAAATTCCCAAGAACTAGGGATGGTGCTGGCCATATACTGAAGTTCTTCATAAAGCTCTTCACCATCCATCGCATTTACTTTCTCGAATGATTCGTTTATTGTGAGCCGTGTCGCCTTCGTCGTCACCAACAGCTCGGCCGCAGCGCGTGCTGGTTCGTCAGCGTGGCGGCCTGTGTATTCAACTAAATGAACTATCATGGGGTCTTACCTTAGCAGTTTTCTGCGGTATGTTTCTGTTTTAATTAGCTTCTCGATTAAATCCATATCTTGGATAAGGTCATCGAGCAGTATGTTTCTCCAAGTCGCAAACCGACCTAGTGAGAAAATGTTATGGCTGTCTGTTAAGTCATGCAACAGCGCCTTACGTTTATCATCGTTCACCGCCGCAATCTTACCTAATCGCTGGTGATGTATTATAGGAGTATCGAACTGATACTGACTCAATCCGAACGCAAGAGCAATTAAACTTAATTGAACTGTTTTATCGCTTATGCTTTCCAATATCATCGTATCATCGGTGATACTCGCTCTGTACACGTCGTGCTCTGCGGTTGGAAAGTATATCGTTTGATACACATTCTTTACGCCTTCTAGTTTAATCCTTACTGTCGTAATTGGCTTACTTTCGAATGCCAAGTCATGCTTCTTTTTAGTGATGTTTAGCGCTACTGGTAGCGGCGCAGTCGAGATAACAGGCGAATCCCCTTTAGAAAATTCGTAAGGCGAATTGTAAGCAACTCTATCGCTAACTTTATCGGATAGTATATCGAAAAAATTAGACGGCGCTATATAGCGTACAGTGGTATCTACATTCCATATGCTACGGTCGCCATTAACGCTTCCTAGAACCTTTCGGCAATAGGCATTAGCTAATGATATAGTAGGCCGCACAAACTTGCCATCAACAAATATTCCTTTGTGCACATTTACTTTATTAAATGGTACGCCTGTTAAGCGACTAATAGCGTCAGAACGGAAGCGCAACAAGGCTTTATGACCTTCTTTACGCTCCCCTGCCTCCAACACCTGAGCTGCAGGAAATCTGTGGGCGGCGATAAGTCCTGCTAATCCTGCGCCCACAATAATCATTCCGCTATCTCCAGCCACTTAGAACGAACTAAGTGCTTAATGTTATTAGTAACATCATATCCGAACTCGCTACAAAGGTCGCCAATAGTCATCTGACCTCCTGCGTTTATGATGCGCCAAATTATAGCCGTCCTTTCACTGTCGGGCTGTAACTTTGTATCCGCCTTACGGCTTTGAAGATACAACAACGTCGTATCTTCATAAAGCTTAGGGCGGCCAATCTTACACGGCAACTTCGGCATCGGCCTTCTCTCTATCGGCTGCTTTTTGAGCGGACGCGGCTTCCTGATAATCAGCGAATGGAATTAAAGTCCACTGCGCTCCTAAGTGCTTAACTGAGGTGCCAATCGGCTCTAGCTTCAATCCTTTGCGAAACTTAATGTGGTCTTTAGGATTAAGGTTTAATCCGATGTACGCGGCTAATACCGACTGAAACATATCAGTGCCGTTAATCATAACAGCGTGGCGCTCTTTACGCTTAGCCGCGACAACAGGGTCTTTCCAAGTTTCTACTACGCCAGCAGAGATATTAGCACGAAGCTGTTCATTAGTTACTGGCGCTTTCGGCTCTTTGGTTTTCTTCTTCGGTGCTGATTTCTCGTCACCAAGCAAGTCAACCATATCAGTTACTTTTTGAACAGCGTCTTTACGGCTTTCAAATTTCTCTATTCTCGCTAGGTTTAGCTCCCCGCAGTGCTTATTGTAAAAAGCCAAAAGCTCGACGTTGGTTGTTTTCTTAATGTCCATTTTAAATCCTTGTATAAAAGTTAAATTAGTAAATTTCGCTATTGCGAAGTTACATTATAATGGTTTCATTCTATAAGTAAAGTGTTTTTCACGATTATTTAACTGCACGCACTGCCTGCCTTCCCCTTAAAGATAATCCTATTCTCGTCATCTTTTCGTGTATTGCTCCTTTTGTTCTTTTAGGAAAAGCTTCGTATATATCCTTCATGTTTTCGGTCGTTTTGTGAAGCTTTATCAGTAGCCTCTGATCCTCCATTGACCACTTGTTTTTGTAAGTTTTAGTTATATACTCGTTATACACAACTACTTCCCCTCGTCGCTTTTGTACTGCCACTCGTCACTGCTTGCGACATTCCACTTATCTGTGCCCTCGACCGCATAGTTTTGCGTGCAAACTTTAAAGTCAGGCGTTTTAGTTTCGCTCGGTATTAAACTAGCATCCATCCAAACGCATCTGTTATTCGGTTGCGCGGCGAACTGCCCGTTGTCTAGCCTTAATATGTTAAAGGACTTATGTTCAGGGTCAGTCTCACTAAAACCTGTGTCTAGGATGGAATCGCCGCCATGACAGGTATCTATCGTGAACATGTAATCCCCATGATGGAACTTCTTATCTTTTCCGAACATCTTGGCGCGGTTAAGTAAAGGCTTTTGCAGGATTGATATATGATAGTCGAAGCAATCCCAAAGCTGCAACGTGTCTAGTGATAACAGCTTTACTGACGGCGTTTCGGTGTGCCACAGGAACGCGCTGATAGGCAACTTATCATACAACGCGCCATATTCTGGCAGCAGTGTTTCAAAGTACAGGGCTTTCCCTGTAATGCTTTTAACCGATGCCCATATACCGTCTACGTATTCTCCGTGACCGCTTTGGTGATCATATAAAAACTCTTTCCTGACCTTTACAGGTATTGGCGGCAGGTTATGTATTAAGTAGCTCATACATTCACCTCGAACTTCTCGCAGGATAAATTAGGACAGCTCTCGTTACTGAACATGTTACCATTGTCATCGCAGTCGGTTTCGGCCTCTAGCTCAGTTTCGCAATACTCGCAAGCGTTAGGCTCACTATAAAATGGTGAGCGGTGGTCGTTGTCGTAGCTTCTTATGTCATCAGGGTAGTTTTCCATTAGTGTTTCCTTTCTTCTAAAAATGTTAGTGGTCTTAGTTTAAGGGCTGACTTAGCGGCATTAACTCCAGCGCCCTCGCCTAGTCCCTGCTTTACATATGCCTTTCGACTTCTAAAGGTGGGATGCGCCCACTCTTTAGTCTCAGGCGGCGATAGCGGTAAGTACCCATAACGATTTAACCTGTGCGCTAGTGCCTTGCTCTTTACTTTCTTACGCATGGCATCTTTATCATCGAATGCCCAGTAATCTATGAATGAGATTAAGTCCATAGGGAATATTACATCAGGCGATTCGCCTCCATAAACCTGATCTATATACGTCATCAACAGCTCATCGAACTCGTCCTCATTAACTGTTTCAGTCTTAGCCTGCACCGCGGCTTTACCAGCAGTCATCGGTGGCCGCGCCTTCGGATTAAATGCGCTCAGGTCATAGTCCCAAAGGTAGTTAATTACCGCGCTGACGCCGCCTGAATCATAATACTTAGCCAAAGCATCGAAGTAGGACGCGCTGAAAGGACGCTCTATGAAGCTCCACATCATGAATATCCGCCTATCATCCTCTGGTATGAACATAGCCATAGGGTTATTAGTCGTCATGACTACGCGGACGATGTTAGGAATGTGAATTGGATTCCTGTACTTTTCCTCTATGCTGATAACGTCCGAAGCCTCCGCCGTTAGTATCTTGCATCGCTCGTAGAACTCTATACTCGTAGCCTCCGAGGCTCTAACCTCGTTAACGACTAGAAGAACGGCCTTAGCGAAGCCGTTAAACTTACCCATTATATCATCGGGCTGTATCTCCTGCGCATTGCCCTTACCGACTGACTCCCTGATAGGCTTCATGGTAAGGTCTTTCCCTAATCCCTGAACGCCAGCCAGCACGATGCTATGGTTCACTTTTACACTAGGAAACTGCAAGGCATGCGCTGCAAATTTAATAAAATGAGATACTTCTTCTGGCGTCCATAGCTTTAGCAGGTGGTCTACCCAAGGCTGTTCTGTTATTCCTATAGGCATAGCAGGACGCTCAGGCGGGTCATATAAGTTAATGCAAAGATAGCCTTTTTTAAATTTAAAGCCGCCAGAAGTAGGCTGCAAATCCTCTACTATGTCAGGCTTTCCTGGATACCACGTGGCATTCTCTACTTTCTGACCGCTCCCGTCCTCTAATATTGTGATGGAGGGATTAACAGGCTTTAGCTTCCCTGTGTTTTTCCACTCTCGCGTCACGTGCTGGTCTTTAGGAATAGCGCCGTTCACGCTCATAGCGGTCTTTAATTCCTTAGTAACTATGTCCCAAAATGCATTTTGCTGCTCATCCCAAAAGAAATCCTCATACTTACGCGGCCTAGTATCGACAACGTCATCTGGCTGCTCATCCTTCATGTGGTCTATATTCATCTGCATTCTCGTTTATCATGTTAAGTAGTTCCTCGTTCTGGTCATTAAGCCAATCGGTAAGCTGACGCCATCCGTTGTCTGCGCAGTGACCGTGATGGCATCTAAATGCGCCGTGGTATCCGTTTTGCGAATCAGGTAATCTAACCGCCGCGCCGTTGTCTGCGCCGTCGCTATGGTTATCCGTCCAAGGGCATCGAACTGGACACCAGCCTGATACATCAGGATTCTCGTTCTTTATCATGTCCGCCGCACGAAGCTGAGCCGCAACTTCCTCAAAGCGATTAAGCCTGTCCTTATAGTCCGCCGAAGTAACGACTGGCATTCTACGGACTCGTTTAGTAAGACTAAGGTCGAAGGCTTCCGCGATAGTTTCGACGCTGTACCGTATGTGCGGTTGCCATCTAGTAGCAATTACCTTGTGACCTCCGTATTTAGGTTTACCGTTAACCCCAGCAGGAGGCCTGAACACTCTATTTATGCCTGCCTGCCCTGTATCATCACCAAGAAACTTCTTTTCTATGAACGAGCGAATAAGAGCATCGAACAACTCCATATCAGTAACGAGAGAATCGAAGAAGTACATCGCTTGGTAATTGTCGGGGCTGGTTTCTATCAGGCAAGTAGGCGGCAAAGCATCTATCACGTCCATAGGGAACTTAGCGCCTAAGCCAGTCCCCAGATCATCTATCATTAAAAGAATACCGCCGCTGAAATTATCCTTCCTGCGACGGAACTCCCCGCGGTCATTCTTCTTCATAGCCGATACGCAAAGATAAACATTTGCGCCATCGTCTATCATACCGCTATTTCTTATTACTCGCGCCCTCCACTTACTGAAGATGTCAGCATTAGGGTCACCACGAAACTGACAACCTAATACGCGTGCTTCAGGCGGCACGAACTTATACATTTCACTTATGAATTCGTCTATCATGTTACTATCCAGTAGGCCGCGAATATCAATAACAATATCGCGGCTATGAAAATAGCTCCCCTAACGACGATAAGAGCAAAAGCAACTGTCCCCTGCGCTCCGAACACAAGAAGCAAAATAATCGTGATTAAGAGAGCGGCTATCATTTTTTCTGCTCCATCTGTTTAATAGTATCGTGGCCGTGACGCTGTATCATCTTAAACGTCGTGCCTCGGTCAACATCATGCGTTCTTTCTATTCCTAATGCCAGCAGCCCTATGGCCGCCCCTACCAACTCATAAGCTTCTGAGACAGGTAGAGGCGAAGCGGCGGCATGAATAGACGCAAAAAGGTCTAGTGATGCCTGCTTATCCATTAGAATCCCTCGTCTTTCTTAGGCTCGTCGTTAACCTTACTGAAGTCAACCTCAGTCTCGCCCGCTCTAACCGATTCATGGAACTCCTTACCAACCTCGAATATAGAAGCGTCAGTTATAAACTTAACGTCCCCTCGGCCGAACTTAACGCCGTGCCATGAGCCTTGATCATTAGACTCAGGAACTGATGTCATCTTAATGATGTTCATCCAAGTGGGAGGGGTTTGAAGCTTACCGTTTTGCTTTACCTTAGCATTAGATAGCATCGACATGAGCGCCTTCGACTTTTTTATCTGAGTAGAGGATAAGGAAATAAGAACCTGCTCCAATATCTCGTTCTCAGGGTCGTAAAGTATGCAAAAGTGATTACGCGTATCGGTTATCTTATCGCACTTCTTATCGTTATAGCCGCTAACGCCGTCAGCAGGTACGTATAAGCGACCAGTATCTGGGTCAGAAGCAATGCCGCCTTCCTGCTCCATCCTAGCTACTTCATCTACCGTATACGTTCCCTTCAGTCCCCCGTCACCATCGCGTGGTGCCCACTGCAGGAACTTACGCTGAAAGGCGCACGGTAATATGTATATGCCGTTCTTCCCGTCGTACAATTCCTGCGTAACGGTATTAAAGAACATTCCTGGCTTTGCACCTTCTATGTAAGCGCCGTCCGCTTCATCAACCTGCGGCGACATCTTCTGTAGAGGCCGCAGAAACGGTATAGCATAGCTGTCTTGATCAGCGTCCTCGAAGCCGCTCCCCGAATTACCAAGGTCTATCTCAGTGCTGATTTCGTTCGATGTATCTTTAGTTTTAATTGCTGTAGATTTAGTCATTATTTTGGTACCTTAACTGTTATTTTATTAAACGGAAACACAGAGAAAAGATCAAACGGCAAGTCATCCCCTTCCTGCAACCTTTCCACGACAAAAGACTTAAGCGTCATAGGATGCACGCTGTCCTTCATTTCTGCTTCAGTAGGGAACTGCTCCTGCAGCTGCGCAAACACCTCCAACGCTCGTTCTCTATCTCCTTTTGCTAATGCCACTCCGACGCTCGTCTTAATGATTCCGCCGTAACCGTTAGCAACTAACCAACTTAATGCTTTCGGCGCGTTAGCGGCTGTTATAGCTGTTCTTACGTCCTCTTTCACCGCAATAGTCGTCCCGTCCTCTAGCGAAAAAGAACTAAGCTCCAATTCCGCCATCAATTCAGGGATGTCCTCAGTATCGAGCCGCGTCATGTGCGCCTTTTTCTCCTTCAGCTCACGTTCCATGATCTCTATATCAAATTTTACATCCTGACGAATATGCGCCAAGGTCGTTAACATTTTTATAGTCATTAAAATTCCTTAACTATCGTAAAGTCATACGATTTTGTATGACGGTTATATACGCCGACTTCTACCTCAAGCCAACTTACCAAAAACTCGTGAATAACGAGCGCTGTTTTTAGTGGATTACCAACGCAAAGAATTTTAGGAAAGCCGCCATGCTCAACGAACGGTGCAAGCTTCTTCCTATACGCGTCAATCGTAAGCTGGCCGCCTGACGGGTCATTCTCCACGAAGCAAACGCCATCGCCGAGGCGGTTTATCGCCACCACGTCAATAGCTGGCTCCACAATGCCGCGCGCATTCTTATACGGCAAGTGCGGAACCAAAATCATTGCTTAGTACCGAAGTTTTCTTGACCCAACTTAAATACCTCTACATAAGCAGATAGATTCTCGCGCTTCTTCAACAGATTTTTAGCGGCGAATGTCATGGTATCCACCGTCTCGTCGGTCATTTCCTGCGGGGACTTATCCTCATCGACCTTTAAGCAAGGCGCTACGTAAGCCGCGGATAAGGTTAACGCTTCTGTGGCCACGCTCACCACTTCATGCGCGTCCTTACAGTTAAGGCGTAAGAGGTGCAAAAATATAGAGACAATTTGGTCGGCGGGAATTTCTTTCATCATAGTTAATAGTGCTGGGTTCATCATACTTCCTTAGTTTAGTTAAGTCCCACGGAAACAGCGGGACGTTTTAAAGTATATTATAAATAAAAGTAAAAGTCTACTTTATTTCGTAGCACGGATGCGACGTTTCAGTTCTTTTACCGCTTCGGCCTTCGTCATCTCATCAGCGTCGTATTCTAAAACGTCTAAAACTACTAGGCCGCTCCAAGCTATTAGCATCACGCGCTGATCAGGGAGTTGTTGCGTCTCGAACGTCATACCTTATCCTTAACTATGTTAATCCAATCTATTGCATCGTCGAAGCTTGAGTTGGTGGTCAGGTGCGGATGAGTTAGTTCTTCTTCAGTGAACTTTCCTGTTCTAATTGCGTGGGTCTTTCTTACTTCGGCGTTCCCTGCGTATATTGAAATGCTTAGCTCTACGCCGATTTCAACGGTCAATGCATAAGAAACTTCATCCGCCGCGTTATTAAAGTCATCTTCGCCTTCCATGTTATCGTTAAAAAAAGCATGCCAGCCGCAAATACAATGATTAGTGCCGCAGGTCTTCCATTGGCGCATATCTAGTTCACTGGTTTCTATTTCTTTAGCTTTATTGAGGGTGTCGATTAGGTCGTGTAGTATTGTCATTTTAGTATCCTGCTTTTTGAGCGTAGTGGTCTTTGAAATAGGATTCTGCAGCGTCGTATTCCGCTTTAGTTATCCGCGTATTGTAGAAAGGGCCATCTGCCCACTTATATGCGTCCTCGTGGCAACGGTTCGCTTCGGTTATAGAGTAGTACTGCGCTCGCGAACCGCTCTCACATCCATCACAATCTGTGCCGCTCTCGTAAAAGTAAACTGTTCGGCCAGTAATGTGGTCTAGTATTGTGCGCCGCGAAGGGAGTTGCGGTAAGCGCAGCTTCTTTATAATGATTGACTTCTTGACAAAAGGGAATTGCAAAAGAATAGTGTTGTCAATAATGAATAGGTTAATCCCAATTAGTTTTTTCTGATAGAAGTTCATTTTCCGTTCCTTTAGTTTAGTGGAAAGTTTAGTATACGTAAGGGAACGTGAAAGTAAAGTATATTGGTGATGGTTCGCCGCGCCCGCGCTAATCGCGCTAAGAGGGCGTTTCTAAATACTCTTATATATGTTAGCCTCTCTAGGCCGCATTATACCACACACTATGAGGGTTTAATACCGCTTATACTATACTACGTTATATATCTTAAAAACATTAATGGACAAGTAGGGGGTAAAGGCACGGAAAAGTGGAGACAAAGAGGAAGGTGTCCGCATAGAACGCGGCCTGTAGGAGCTAAAGCATTTGAAAGTAATAGTAAAACCGCATTTACCGCGTTAGGCGCGGGTGAGGCTATTTTGCTGTATTTAAAGGCTTCGCGAATAGGTATCGCAAAAAGTTGGTATAAATACGCGGCAAGCGCGGGTGAGCTTTACTTTTGTCGCGGCTAAGCGTAGACTATACGGGACTTACACAACGATGAGAAGAAATTATGAACATATCAGAAGGCGTTCGAGTTCACTGGGAAGTTAATAAACATGGCAGGCCAACAAAGTATGAAGAAGATATGCCTGAGTCTGTTTTAGAGTATGGAAACGACGGATTTTTGCTTATGGGTGATGTTATTCCAACTCAAGAAGGGTTACAGGAATGGCTAGGAATAGATGACACAACTATCGTTCAATACAGAAAAAAGTACCCAATGTTCAAAGCAGCAGTTAGTGTCGCCTTAGCGAAACAGTCGCGTATTTTACAGAATAAAGGCATATCAGGCGAGTTCAACTCTGGAATGACAAAGTTCCTTTTGTCGGCGAACCATGGCAAGAATGAGCGGTCAGAAATTGATCATAGTTCATCGGACGGCAGCCTTGCACCAGCGACTTTTAAGGGCGTGTCGAAGTCTGACGAGAGTTGATTTGGGATGAGCGTTCGTGTGGCGGCGTTCGCGCATAAAAATTCGTGTTCGTGTTCGTGTTCGTGTGTCCTGACTTGATGGGAGTTGTTCTGAGTTGATTGTTTGTTCCACGCCAAACCACGTCATAATGAGCTGATAAAATTTAAAGCAAAAAAAAGGACGCTTTTCAGCGTCCCAGTTCCTTACTTCATAAAGCCGCGGCCTTTTAAATACTCGCTAATCTTACTGGTCAGCGGTATTATCGCGGCAATAGTCTTTACTCGTTTAGCAGTCCCTTTCGTATAGTCGTGGTTTACACCGTCAACGATAGCTGAGACATGGCTGTTAGAATAAAACAAATACTTGTAGCCGTCTGTAAATACTTCATTAAAGCGCTTGGGGTGGTGCGTTGTAACATTCTTAAGTACTTCAGAATGAATGCCGCGATAATCTTTAATGAATTCACGCGGCTCAACAAACACCTGCTTAAGTCCCAATGCCTTTAAAGCGGCATCCAACGTAGCTTTATTAGTGCCTTCACGGTCTTCACGTCCATGGGTCTTTAATAACTCATATGCCGCTTCATATTCTATCTCAGCGACAACGGCCAACGCGACAACTGCGCAATAACCTGTGTCATTAACTACTTCGCTGAACTGAGCGGCAACCGTATTAATATCCATATACTTTTCTGTCTTTACTTTATCTTCAATTCTTATTGCAGGCATGATTATATTCCTAATAGTTTAGTTGATTTTAGTTTCAAATTGTTAAAGAACTAGGCCGCGTCTTCTCGACCTGCAATCATTATACCGTATTAAATCATTAAGTCTACAACTTTCGTAATTAAATTGTTAAATAAATTTACTGCACGTAAGCCATTGATTTATAAGGCATTCCACGATCACTGAGAGGCTACCCACTTGGTTGGCTTGGCTACGATAGTCCAACCTCATGCCATACGTTGGCTTATAGTAGCATCTATATATAATATGTAATTAAATTAAATGGATATTTATTTATGCACTCAACTCCTTATGCCTTGTGCTGCTATGCTATGCTCGCATATAGCAGATAGACTCACTGTATGGCAGCATACGTGGAGCAACCTGCTATGCTATGCAGTAACATGACGTGGAGCAACGTGCCAT